AAAAAATTACAATGTAAAGGCCAACAAAAACTTTATAATTCTCTTAAAAAATATGGTCCTGAAAATCATAATTTTGAAAAAATAGAAGAATGTTCTGTAGAGTTACTTAATGAAAGAGAAATTTATTGGGGTAATTTTTATAATGTTATAAAAGAAGGTTTAAATTTAAAGGAATTAGGTATTGGAGGAAGATGGAATGAAGAAATGAAAATTAAATTCAAAGAAAAAAGAAATACAAATGAATGGAAATCTTTTATATCTTCTATACATAAAAATAAAATAGTGGATAATTCTACTAGAGAAAAACAAAAGAATAATAGATTAAATATTCCTCAAACTTTAGAAACTCAAGAAAAAAGAGGAATATTTAATAAACATAGTGAAGAACACATAAATAAATTTATTCAATCAAAATCAAAAAGTATTATATGTGTAAATACTAACCAAGAATTTAATAGTATAAAAGAAGCAGAACAAATATTAAATATAGATCATTCTTCCATTATTAAAGTTTTGAAAGGTAAAAAAGATAATTACAAAGGATTAATTTTTAAATATAAAATATAAAAATAATATGGGATACTTAAATGGAGATGCTATAACAATAGATAGTATTCTTACGAAGAAAGGAAGAGAATTATTAGCTAAAAATGATGGCTCTTTTAAAATTACACAATTTGCTTTATCTGATGATGAAATAGATTATACGTTATATAACCCAAATCATCCATCAGGTTCTGCTTTTTTTGGAGAAGCTATAGAAGCAATGCCTATATTAGAAGCGTTCCCGGATGAAAATCAAATAATGAAATATAAATTATTAACTTTACCTAGAGGAACAGCAAAACTTCCTATACTAGATGTTGGTTATACTGCGATATCATTAAAACAAGGAGCCTCTCTTTCAATAACACCTCAAACATTAAATTATTTAGGAGCTAACGCAACTTTTGAATCATCTGGTTATACTTTTAATATTGGTGATTCAAGATTAGTATCATTATTTGAGGGAACTGGTATAAGTACACAAGAAGTTAATAATATAAATTCAACAACTACTTTAGGAACAAACGTATCTAAAACAGTTATAGGAACAGTATTAAATATTACTGGTACTACAATCAATACATTATTTGGTACACAAACCTCCATATCAACCATAATAACAATAGTAGGAAGAGACTCTGGAGCTAGAGTAACAATCCCTTTAACCCTTATAAAAAACAACAATTAATGAGTTTTTCAACATTAAATCCAGAAGACATAGTAATAAGTTCAGACTCTATAGTATCTACATTATGGAGCGAAGGAAAACCTATAATAAATAATATATATAAATCATCAGCAGAAAATACAAAACCTTATTTAGATGTATATTCATCTGATATTAATTTAGATCCAAATTCTCCAACTTCTCCTTCTCCCCAATTTTCTATAATATATGGAAATAAAAATGGATCTGGTTCAGCTCTTATAAATCCTATAGTACCTAGTTTATCTCCAACAAGAATTACTTATGGACAAATTAGAACATTAATAAATGGAGATGAAAATACACCGATAAATTTTGGTAGTGGAAATACAGATTCTGTAGATTTTTATTCTATTAATATAAATAGATCTAGATATAAAGAAAAACTATTTTTATCTACGTTTAATCTAGTATTAAGTAAATCAACATCCTCTGTATCTTTAACTAATAATAGTAAAGATTCGACTGTAGTTAGTTATTGTGATGCTGGTAGAGTATTTGATATTGTTAGTGGTAGTGATGGAAAATCTATTACTGGGGGTGGTAAAACGGTATCCGGTTCTTATGGTAAATTTCTACCTGATGTTGGGTTAATATTATTAAATCCAAGAGCCTTAGCACTTTCAAAAGCTAATGGGGGTATAGGTATGAGTATTGATTTTAGTCCAAATGATGGTGCTAAGGATAATAATAATATTGAATTATTTAATAGTATTAATGCTGGAAGTCGTTTTTCTTTAAATAGTGAAGAAACTATAACATCTGATTATATCTTTATAAGAGTAAAAAATGGTGAATTTAATTACACTTCGAATCCATCAGTAATAAATAGCAATGGAGAATTTTATTATGATACTTTAATTAATAATCCTCAAACTTTTATTACTACTGTTGGATTATATAATAGTGCTAACGAATTATTAGCAGTAGCTAAACTATCAAAACCATTAACTAAAGATTTTACAAAAGAACTACTTTTGAGAGTTAAAATAGATTTCTAAAATTAATTCACCAAACTTCTTTAATTAAAACACCAACCTATATAATAATATGAGTTTTGCATATAAAAAAATCCATCCCGAAAATGTAACAATATCCCCATATTATGCTAATAAACAATACAATTTTGATATATCAAATATATCTGGAAGTGGAATAACTTTATATTTTGGTGAATATACTATAAATGATATAATAAATTATTTTGATCCTGTTAATGATAACCAAACTTCTAATAATGAATATAAAAGATTAATATTTAATTCTGTTAAACATTTATTTTATAAAAATTATATAGATAGTGGATCTCTTACAACATCTTCTTCATATTATGATTACCCTCAAACTACTTTATATTCTGGTACTTTTGATACAAATTTAAGAAGAATATCAAAAGAAAGTGGATCCTCATTTCAAGGGGTTAATAGCATATATAATGATTCTAATGTATATGATAACACCTCATTATATGATGAAACCTTTTTTGATGCTTATAGAGGAAGTTTAGTAACAATTATCTCAATAGATAAAAACCTTTATGGGAATAATATTCTACCAAACACATTTTTATTAGAATCAGGGAGTTATTATGTAAAAGATGATGGAGAAGGAAATGTATTTGATTATACAACAGAGGAAAATTATAATGAAATAATAGAATCGGGCATTCCTACAGCCATTTATATTGGGAATATATTTTATTCTTTAGGATTAGTAGTTGTAACAAACCAAGATTATATATGTTTATTAGGTTCACCTCCAACCGCAATAAATAACTATTATACTGAACTAAATGTTTCTAGATCTATTAATTATGATATTACAGAAAATGATTATTCAGATTGTGGAGGTATAGATTTTAGTAGTGTTGTTTTAATTCCTATAGAAGGATATGATTTTCCTGACAGTTTTATAGGAGTTGATGGGTTTTTATATTTAGTAGATAATCAAACTAGTTATGTTCCTGGTTCTTATAAAATAGGATATACTGTTAATAATAATACAGGACTACAAAGTAATTTAGGATATATATATTTAAATATAATACAACAAAAACTAGAAATAAATAATCTAAATGTAGAAAAAATATGTAATAATACTACAGGAAGTGTTAGTTACAGTTTTGATATAGATTATGGGGTTCCTGTATATAGTTATTCATTCGATAATATAAATTATACTAGTATACCTGGATTTAATAATATAACAGTTACAGGAAGTGTAAATTCATTATCAAGCTCATTATATGTTAAAGATTATATAAATAATATAACTTCAACATCATTTAATGCTTTTGAAGAACCTATTATATATAACTTAAATATAAAACCACTACCATCTTGTGATGTAAGTGGAGGAATATTTACAGTTACATCATCAAATGCTTCTTATTTTAAAATAGATTCAAATCCGATACAATACCCTATAACAGCTTCTGTATTAGTTTCAACAGGAAGTCATTATGTTTATTTATATAATACTGAAGGATGTGTTTTAACATCATCTTTTAGTTCAAGTAATCTAAACCCATATTCATATAATACTATTTATAGTGATGTTACTTGTATTAATAGTGGAACTTTAACTATAAATAATTTCCAAGGAACTTACTCAAATAATATATCTATAAGAATAATTAAACCAGACTTAACTACATCTTCATACAACACATCATCATTATATTTAAATAATCTAGCATCAGGTTCATATTCAATCCAAACATATGATGGATATTGTTCACAAACGTCAAGTGTAATAATAGGAACGTTTAGTGAAATGGTATTATCATCATCTATAGATTACTCAAACCCATGTTTCTCTAATATAATATTGAATGTTAGTGGAGGAGTAGCTCCATATACTTATAAAGTCTTTTCATCTGGAAGTATATACAATTCAGATAGTAATAATATCCAATTATATTATGATAATTTAAATCCATTAATATTAACAGCTTCTGTTACTGATAATAATGGTTGTAAGAAAACAATTTACCAAGAAGTGTATGGAAGACAATATATTTATAGTGGATCTTATTGTGAAAACATATAACAAAAATAATTATGGCAAACACTGGATATAAAATAAATCCACAAGTAATACAGATATTTACAACAGGACCTAGTTCAGGATCAATAGTAACATCTTCATTCACAGTAACATTCGATTCCGGGTCTGATTTTATATCTTCATCATTATGTAATCAATTATTTTATTATAAAACATATGATCCTTATAATTGTGTAGTACCATTATTATGTGTAGCACCTATATTACACCCAGCTACATCTCAGTTTTGTGATAGCTCATATAACTACACATATCAATTTAATATAGAAGCAGGATCTAATCCTATTTCTGGATTAAGAGTAGAATACTGTCTAAATTCTGGATTTACAGGAGAAGTAAAAGGAACTACAGTGACAGATTATTCAGGAAGTATAATTAGCCCTTTATCTGTAAATATATCAAATGGATTAACTAATAGATCTGAAACTTCACCTAGTGGATTATTAACTTTACCATTAAATCGATATTCACCTGTGTATTTTAGAGCTAAATCTATATGTTCAGGATCAAATTCTTCTTCATATTCTAATATTCAAGAAGCAAAATGTATTGAACCAACTCCCTCGTATTACCACCGTTTCTCTCCAGGTGTAAGTACTATTAGTGAAGCTTATGCTGCAACATCTTATCCAGTAGTATATTTTAATGATGCTCCTACTTTAATAAATGGAGCACAGTTATGGTATGATGGTGGACTATCAAATAAAGCTGATGGTTATAATTTATATTATAAATCACAAGAATTAAATCAAGTTGTACGTATTGATACAGAAGGGAAAGTAAATATTTAACTTCATGTTAAACAAAATAAATAAATGGATTTAAAATTTAAAAATAATTATATAATATATGAAACTGAAATACGTTGTATTATTGGAGAAAATGAATTAAATTATTCACAAAATCCAACATTACAAACGGGTTCATATGGTGATTTAAAAGAATTTGCTTTAGAGGAAACTTTTTCTCCATATATTACCACAGTAGGATTGTATAATGATACTAATGAATTAATAGCAGTAGCTAAATTAGCACAACCCATACCTTTATCTTCTACAACTGATACATGCATAGTAGTAAGGATTGATATGTAACCTAAAACAAAAATATGACTTGGACAAACCTACAAGGAAAAGAATATAATAATATAGAAGAATTTGATGGAGCCTTTGGTTTCATTTACCGTATAACAGAAATAGAAACAGGAAGAATATATATCGGAAAAAAACAATTAATATTCGATAGAAAAAAGAAATTAGGGAAAAAAGAACTCGCTCTAATAGAAGTAAAACCAGGACGTAGACCTACTACTAAACGAGTAAAGAGTGAAAGTGATTGGTTGACATACTGGGGTTCAAGTAAAGAATTAAATGAAGAAATTAAAAAGAAAGGTAAAGATAATTTCGAACGAGTTATAATACAATTAGCTTATTCATCAAAACAACTTACTTATTTTGAAACACAATATCAATTCAGTTATAATGTGTTACAAACTGATTCCTTCAATAACTCAATCCTTGGAAAATTCCATCGTAAAGATTTTATATAAATATATTAGGCCTCGTAAGAGGCTTTTCGTATACTTACAACAAAAATAAATTATGGCTAAGTTCGGTTTATATAGTAAAAATAATCTAGAAGAATGTGTAACTATTACAGAAAATAAAAGAATAGATCTTGCTGTTATCTATTTTATTGGATTAAAAAATTTATCAATAGGAGAATTTGATAAATTATTTGTCGTAAAAGAAGAATTTGATAAATTATTTTTAGTTAAAAACTTTACGTATAAATAGTTATGATAGAACTTACCAAAATTTACCTAGTTACTAATTGCCATGGAGACCCTAACAAAGTCTATATTGGTAAAACAAAAAATTCTAGAGAAAATAAACATAAAAAGACCTTCGGTGAGTATATTACTTACGATTATATTGATGAAGTAAATTCTTGGAATCATAAAGATTGGAAACCTTTAGAAACTTTCTGGATTAGACAATTTAAAAATTTTGGATTCGAAGTATTAAATGAAAATGAAGGAGGAGGTGGGCCTAGTTCATTTTCTTATGAATCCATATTAAAATTAAGTATATCTAGTATAGGTAAAGGAGTAAAACCTATATTACAATATGATATAAAAGGTAATTTTATTAAAGAGTGGCCTAGTTTAACAGAAGTAGAAAATATTTTAGGTATTAAAATTAGAGATATATCGAATTGTATTAAAGGTAATCAAAATACTTCTGGTGGATTTGTTTGGAGATTTAAAAATAATCCATTAGAAGAAAACTTTTCTTATATAAAATATAAAAACACCAAAATTAAAAAGGACAAACCTGTTTATGTTGATAAAAAGTCAAATAGACGTAGTATAAAAGTTATTCAATTTGATTTAGATGGTAGTTATATTAAAGAATGGGATAATATGAAGTCTGCTTCTTTATTTTTTAATAAAAATAGTCCAATTTCAATATCAAATTGTTGTAATAACAAAGCAAAACAAGCATATGGTTTCATATGGAAATTTAAATAAAGGATATGATAGATCAGATATTATTGGGTTTAGTGGAATCAGTTTTAGGAAAAGGGGATGTTAGATCAAAGGGGAACTACGCATATCATTGTCCTTTTTGTAATCATAAAAATAAAAAACTAGAAGTCAATTTAATTACCAATACTAAAAATAAAAACCCGTATGCGTGCTGGACGTGTGGTCGTAAAGGTACGACCCTTAAATCGCTGTTTAGCGCGTTAAAAGTTGATACTCCTAAATTTGAAGAATTAAATAAAATATTAGGTACAACTTATAAAGTAGATAAAGTAAAAGTTGATATTCAAGTTGAATTACCAACAGAATTTACTCCCTTTATTAATCTAAAAAAGACAGATATAATTTCACGCCATGCATTAAAATACTTAATTAAAGATAGAGGAATATCATTCGGAGATATAATTAAACATAACATCGGATTTTGTGAAACGGGTCGATATAAAAATAAAGTTATAATACCTTCATATTCTAAAGATGGAAAATTAGATTATTTCGTTGCACGTTCATTTGAAGAAGATCCATTCCAAAAATTAGACGCCCCACAATCTGATAAGAATATAATTGGTTTTGAGTCTATGATTAATTGGGACTTACCCGTAATTCTCTGTGAAGGCCCCTTCGATTCGTTAGCTATAAAAAGAAATGCGATTCCATTGTTTGGAAAAAGTGTATCTGAAAAACTTAGGAAAAAACTAGTATTAAACAAAATAAAATCTATATACCTCGCACTCGATGAGGATGCTTTAAAAAACACAATTAAATTAGCAGAAGAGTTAATTAATCTAGGTAAAAAAGTATACGTAGTTAGACTTAAAGGAAAAGACCCAAGTGAAATGGGTTTTGAAAAATTCACAAAATTAATCCAAAAATCCCAACCTTTCACTTATGGGGATTTACTTAAACTTAAAATGAGTATATGACAGAACAAAAACCTATAATATTAAAAAATAAAAAATACGGTCGTATTTTAGAATTATCCAAAGACTCACTTCAAATAACAACTTTGGATTCTCGTTTCTATAGACGTAATGGAAAATATTACCCCTCTATAACATCAGTATTAGGTCTTTACCCGAAGGGTAAACATTTTGAAGAATGGTTGATGAAATATGGTTATAATTCAAAAATTATTGCTCATAAAGCTGCAGATGATGGTACTAAAGTACACGATTTGTGTGAACGATATTTAAATGGAGAAGAATTATTTTTCCTTGATAGTAAACAACAACCACAATATGATCCTGAAATATGGAGAATGTTCCTTAATTTCGTTGACTTTTGGGAATTATTTAAACCTACTCTTCTAGAAGCAGAAGTTCATTTATTTTCTGATGTTTTGAAAATAGCAGGTACTTGTGATATAGTTTGTGAAATAAATGGTGAAATTTGGATTATAGATTTAAAAACATCAAACCAAGTTGTTTCTACTTATGAAATCCAAACTTCATTATATAGAACATGTTATGAAGAATGTTATCAAAAGAAAGTAGCAAAAACCGGTATCCTTTGGTTAAAAGCAGGTTCAAGAGGACCAGACAAAACAGGTAAAAAAATTAAAGGAAAGGGTTGGGAGCTTATAGAACCAACTCGTAAACATGAAAAAAATATTGAAATTTATAAAGCATTAAGAATTATATTCGATATTGAAAACCCAAAACAAGAACCATCACATTTCAGTTTCCCGACTGTTATAAAACGAAAAAAGTAGTTATATGTAATTACATATAAAATATACGAAAATTACATCTTTATATGTTTAAACATATAATTTAAAAATTAGGCCTCATAAAGGGGCCTTCGTATATTTACAAAAATTAAAGTTATGAAAATAAATAACCCAAACGATGTATTAGCAAAAGCTAAGTTATATGAAGAATTTAGAAAATATATAACTTCTCCTGGAAGAAAAAGCGCTATGGTACCAGATAAATTTCAATCACTTTTTAAAGATGATAAGTAATGAAAGTAAATAATCCAAACATTACTGCTAAAGAAGAATATAAAAAGAGAGAATTAATGAGAAAATGGATTGAAATACTCCCACAATTTTTAAATTCTGATAGCCAAAAACTACAAACAATAATCCAAAAGAAACATGAGCAATAAAGGTATCTTAATAATGGGTTCACCTGCATCAGGTAAAACCCAATTTGAAGAAGAATTATGTCGTTGGGATGATTTTCAAGAACCAGAAATGTGGGGGAGACTTGATCCTGATATTTGGGTTGAAAATGAGGATAGTGAATTTTATAATAATCCACTCAAAGCATCAAATTTCTTGTATAAAACTGTCCTCCCAAATCAAATGGATGAAGGGTGGAATTTTATACTTCAAACCGTTGGTTCAAATACGAAGACTCTGCGCAAAATCATCGATTATAAGCAATACCAATATAAAGTCATAATAGTATATTGTAATCCAATTATCGCGTTTAAACGCAATTTTTCTCGTGAACGAAGAATACCCAAACAAGTTCTTCTAGAACGATGGTTACAAGTATATTCTCAAATAGACGAGTATATAAATATGTTTGGAAAGGATAATATTTATATTTATGAGACGGAGTATACTGAGGAAGAAGAGCATCTTGTAGAAATATTTGAATCAGGTAATACAACAGTAGAATATGAATTACAAAATATTCAAGTTGAGTCTTCTTTTAGAACAGATACAACTAGTTATACAGTAGAACAAATTTTAGAAAAAGAAAATAAATTCAAATTACTTTTAGGAGAAATTGATAGTAAAATAAACAATATTGAAGATAAAATAGGTTATTCACCCTTATGTTATCCCAAAGAAAAAATATTACAAGAAATAACAGAATGGAAGGATTAGGACAAAAAATTGCTGAAAGAATAATACACGAATCTGCTAAAATAATTAGCTTATATCCTGGTTCGTTCTCCCCCCCACATCGTGGTCACGTTGAAGTTGCTAAGAGAGCTGCTCAACACGTAGATGAACTTCATATTATTATTTCAAATAATATACGTGAAGGATATACTCCTGAAGTATCACTTAAAGTTTGGAAACAATATATTCCTTTATTGCCCGAAAATGTTAAAGTAAAAATATCTACTTCATCTTCTCCTATAACAGAAATTTATAATATAGTTAAGGATAAAACAAATAATTATATTGTTGTATATGGAAAAGGAGAAAAAGATAGATATAATTCTATAAACGAAAATAGAGAAAAATATTCAAATGTTGATATTATAGACGCTGGTAATTTTGATGACATATCATCTACTTCATTGCGTGAAGCTATACGAATTAGAAATAGATTAGCAATTAAATCTTTAATTCCTGAAGGAATAAAAGTAGACGATTTCTTAATGAATTTTCAACTTCATGAAATAAAAGTAAATACTCCGGGATTTAAATCTGTTATTGATGTTATAAATTTGATAAAACAAATAAGAGAAAAATATAGAACCCTTCAAAGTAATGATCAACTGTATTATATTAATAAAATAGAAGATATTAAAGATAAATATGGGGATGTAATAACTTTTCGTAATACTAAAGAATTTTTAGAAGCACTACCAGGACAGGAATTAAATAAAATTTATAAAGAATATGAATCTTTATTAAATTTAAATGAAATAAAAGTAAATCAACCCTTTAATTATAAAAAAGCTTACGGAGAAAGTCATTCATATAATGAATTTTTAAAAACCCAAGAATCAACACAAAGACCTCCAGATTATTTTTTAATTGATGTTAGAGATAAAAAAATAATAGCATCTTTTGCTAATATGAATGTTCCTAAATGGTCTAGATTAGTTGAGGATTGGGATGATAATTATAAAGTTGTATCAAAATCGGCAATAACTAATCCACCTCCATATTTATCTACTCCTCATATTAATATCGAAGATTCATCATCATGGATTAATAAAGCCCCTGAATTGCTTAATGTGGTTAAAGACTCATTAAATGAAGAAAAAATACCTGGTGGTTTATCTTCTGGACTAACTTTACAAGACATAGCTGATAAACATAAAGCTAATATATCTAGTCTAAGAAAACAACTCCAAAAAGGTATTAAAGTAGAATTAGAACATACCACTTCTAAAGACGTAGCAGAAGAAATAGCTATGGATCACCTCTTTGAAGATCCAAAATATTATGATAAACTAGCTTCAATTGAAGAAATTAAAGTAAATATGCCTGGTAAAATACCTTACCAAGATTTCCAAGATTTAATTCATTCTGTAAAAATCCAATCCGAATTAAGTGATATATTAGAAAAACATGGATATGATATGTCAGGTGATAATATTCCAGATTTCTATAATAGAATTAAAGATACTTCTACTCTTCCAAAACTAGTTGGTATTATGATGGGGATGGAGAAACGAGAACCAAGACGTGTAGATGAAGCTAAAAGCGTAGGTGATGTGTATCATTTTTCTAATCTTAATGGATTAAGAGGTATTTTAGATGATAATAAATTTTATTCTTCCGTAACGGCAGTTGATGACTTAGGTCCTGATTTTAAATCATTTAGAAAAAAAGAATCGGATTTTAAAGATAAGGGGATCGAATATTTAAATTACTTTTCTACTACTCGTAATAAAAATTTATGGAAAAATGACCCTAAAATAGGAGGTTCTTTAGTCCGTATTAAACTAGACGGAAATAAATTATCAAACAATTATAAATTTGTTCCATTTTATTACTATTCAGATGAAATGGATACGAATAATGTTCATCCTAAAATTTCCCAAGACGAATCTGAAGAAAGAATTAATTTGGGTACTAAAAAGGAAATTCCAAACGCAAAAAATTATATTAAAGAAATTGATGTATTTTTAGATAAGTTGGGAGATAATACTCGTGTTCTTAAACTTATCCAAGAGTTACAAACAAAATATCCACAAGTAAAAACACTTTACAAAGATAAAGAAATAAGTGTGGAACAATATATCTCAGATATATTACCAACTATAGAACCTTATCACGAAGTTGATGAAATTAAAGTGAATAAACCGGGTTTATATTTTCCAACTGATAAAAATTGGCATTATTACGTTAAAGATAAAGAAGCTTGGCTAAAAATACTCCCTATTTTAAATAGAGATGGATATAAATGGCTTAGTGAAAATGAAATAAAAGATGATTTTAGAGCACCTACGTTTCCTGCAATTATAAGTCATAATATAGAAAGATATCCAAATAAAATATATAATAATTGGTGGGGAGATTAT